ATTTTCAAGTCGCTCGTTCAGTCTGGCTTCGAGCCGCGCCCGATCAGCGGGCGTCAGGTCTTCCGAAGCAATGTCAGATCCGCTTGCAGTATCACCGCGATCAATAGCGCTTTCGATACGCCGCGCGTTTTCGGTCCTCTTGTCGAATTGCGCGATATCCTTTTGGGCCTTGCGGCGCGCAACGAGACCCCTCGCCCTTGCCTCCTCCCGCAGTCGCCCAGTGAAGCCGAGGAAAGCAAGGCGAGAATTGGGCTCACCCGCAATCACACCCGTTCCGTCATCCATCTCGTTGGCCAGCGCCGCCTCGAAAAGATCGCCCTGTTCTTTTTTCGGCGCGCGAAATGATCCGGTGACACCGGAGGCATCGATCTCGACAGCGGACGCCGCCTGCCCGGCGCCGGCCTCCAGCACGCGCGCTTTGTCACCCGTGCTGTCAGCGACAATTCCGAGGCCGCTGTCAAAAACGACAACGTCCGCCCTGTCGCGGCGCGCCGCAGGGATGGCGAAGACACGGAGACTGTCGCTGTACGCGCTCACGCCTTCCGGAGAAGCATCAAGCCATCCTCGGGCGAAGGCCGTCGCCTTCGCGCCTTCGTCAAGGTTCAGCCTGGCGGAAAACAGCTTTCTGAACATCTGATCGAAGACACTTGCGACAAACGCATCGCCTTCTGAAACAGCCTTTGCAAGCGTTCGGCTTTTCAGGTTTTTCCCGCCGTCGCCTTCAAACAGCGGCTGTCGCGAGACCCCCAGCATTTCACCCACTTCATCGGGACGATGATCGATGTAATTGTCGACCAGGGCTGTCGCCAGGCGCTGGCGTATCTCCCCGCCCAGCGCTTCTTTTGTCTGATCCGGCAGTCCGGAAAGCGCAACCTTTTGCAAATACCTCTGCATGACCTCGTCATAGGCTGCGGGCTGTTCTCTCACGGCTGTCGCGGCTCTTTCGCCGGCCTCCGCGAGCATCGTCAGCCTCTGCCCGCGCATGATCTCCGATTGCGTTGCAGCGGCAGCATTTCTCACTGGCTCCATGGCCCGATCGGCGATAGCGGCCGCCGCCTGCTGCATATGCTCCGGCTGTTTCGCCCGCAAGGCGGACAGGCGAGGCTCGATAATGCGGTTGACGACATTTGAGTAGAAGTCGCCCGGATCGCCGTCATGCTGCTGCGCCGCCTGAGCCACGTCGACGCCGGCCTGCCCGACCGTTTCCTCCAGTTCGGTCAGGAAATCGAACCTGGCGGCTTCCTCGAGACGAAGGTCGCGTAGTTGTCCGATCACGGATTCCTCCGCGACGCCCACGCCGTGATCGAGCGCATTCTCCGCCGCGGCGTCGCCAATCGTATTCCGGTCCAGAGTCAAACGGATACGGCTGATGACCGCGCCCAGTTGCTGAAGGCCTTTTCCCGCCGCGTCATCCACTGACGCGCGCGGCATGCCGCCCCGGTCTGTTGCCAGCGAAGCGTTTGAAAAATATGTCGGTATCCTGGCCATGGTGTCGTGCTCGCGCTCCGGTCAGATGGTCGCCCAGTCGGTCTTTGCAGCGCCGCCGATCACGGGCGAAAGAAACCCGTAGACCGCGCTTTGTCTCACTGCGGCGGCGTTCTGCTTCTGGTATCGGGCATTGGTCATGAGGTTTTGCGTGCGCGCCTCGCTTCCGTAGCGGATCGCCCTTATGTCGAACGCGGCTTCCGCGGCCGTGTCGTCGATCACAGCCGCGGCGCTGCCCGTCGGCTTCACACCGGAGGCGGCGTAATTGGCCACCTGGCGTCCGGCAAGCATTCTGGCCTGACGGGTGATCCTGTCTGCTTCGTAACGCCCCCGCTCGGCCTCCATTTCCGCCTGGTTCTCATAAAGCTCTGCCTGCGTTTCATACGCATCGGCCTGCGCCTGCGAGGCCGCCAGGCTGCCGAGGCCCGACAACACGCCGCCAACCAGCGGCAGCAATTGAATACACATTACGGTTCTCCTTCTATGCCGACCATGACGCTGCGTATCGTGGCGGGATAAGCCCTGTCCGAGCGGACGATCGCAACGCCGGAATTGCTCCAGCTGTCCTCCGCAGAAAGTCTTTTGCAACCGGTGAACAATTCAGGCGCGGAGCCAAGAGTTTCGCTGCTATTCCTGAACAGGTATTCGAACTGTCTTGCCGCTGATCCGGCCCTGATATAGCCGGTCTCCAGCAGGTCGAGACTGACGGAGACTGCGCGCATCCGGCGTCCAAGCGCCGCGCCGTCCCGGTTGCCCGCCTGGGGCAATCGCAGGGTTTCGGCGTAACTCTCGAAACGCAGGCCGTAAGTCACTTTCAGAGCTGTCGTTTCACCGGGCAAGGTGAACGCACCGTCCGACACGACCGCATCGCCGATATCCACGCCGTCGGCAAACACGCCGACAGTCTCGCCTTCAAGATGCTCGGCGCCGGTGATTTCCGACGCCGCCTCCTCGAACGCCACCGTCCGGCTGCCGTCAAGAAACACCCCTTCCCCGATCGGCCTGCCGTCGAACGGCATGTCCAGATATTCGACGCTGCGTTTCACCGCGCCGTCGATCGTGCGTTTCACGATCAGCCAGAGACGATCGCCGCTTTCCACCGGAACAACACATCCGCTTTCGACAACAGCGCGGTCATCAGCGTGGCCGCCGGCGACAATGTGCCTTGAAACGCCGACAACCTTCTGATGGCGGTCATAGGTCGTTGCGACAAGAACGCCATCCGTTCGCCCGCACCATATCAGGCTGTCCGGCGTTTCCTGGTAGCTCAGAAAGGCGATTCCCGGCTTGAAGGCGTGATCAGACAGCACAGTCAGTTCCGGAGAAAGGTAGCCATTGGCGTCGTAATTGTATGAAAACTCGTGCAGCGTGGCCTTGTGAAACCCGGCGTATATCAGCGTATTGGACACGGTCACCGGCGCGATGGATGCCGATCCGGTCGTCGTCTGCTGCTTTTGACGCACATTGCTTGGAGACAGCGCCTCGGTGCTTGCGGCCGGTCCAAGCGTCCGCATCGAGCCGTTGGTTCCGATAACGAGATCTCCGCTCTCTTCAATAAAGGAAATGGCGTTCAACCGGCCGCCGGTCATCGAAATGGACAGACCGTCGGAATCCTCGACAGGAACCGATTGGCCGAAATTGCCGAACTCCAGCGACTTTGAAAGCCAGACCGTTCTGGGCATCGCATCGCTCCGGCCGAAGGCGAGTCTCGCCTGATAGAAACCCGCGCAGTGCGGCCACCCGCTTTGTTCCGACCATGCGCCAAGCGACCAGAAGACGATCGGATTGAGGTCCGGCAAGGCGTGGCCGTGCAGGCGGATCCGGACAACCGTCGTGGACACGACTTCCGTGATTTCCGCCCACCTGTATCGGCTGTCGGATCCGAGCAATCGTATGTGCCGGCCCAGGTCCGAAGACTGAAAACCGGCGTTCTGGTTGATGCCCTCCGTTGAAGACGCGGTCAGATCAAAGGGCGTCTGATCGCTTGCCTTTTGATGAATGGCGAGTTCAGCGCTGCGCGAATACTCGCCGTCACTTCCGCCGCCGCCGGAAAACTTCAGCTGGTAATAGGCGTAAGCGGCGTCGTTATCGAATTCATAATAGCGGGTTTCGCTTCCGCTCCACGCCGTCTCGCCGTCGCGGCTGTCCAGCGTGGTCCAGCTTTCTCCGTCGTTCGATCCCTGGAATTCCCACTGGGTGAAATGGTCGTTGAATTTCGGTTCATTGTCGGTGGCGGTGATCCAGTAGGCGTCGGCGACTTTTCGGGCGTCATCCGCGAATTGGAACCGTAGATACCCGCTCGATCCCTCGGCGAGCGCAACCTGTGCGACCTTTTCCCGGTCGAACATGCGGAAGGCGTCCGTTGATCCGTTGCTGGCGCTCGCCGTTCCTTCCGGATCCGTGTTCGACGACATCTGCGGCGTGATGTGACCCGATTTTTCAGGCGTCAGCGTCGTCGCAGTTGCGTTTTCCTCCAGGTATGGCCCGTCTTCGAATTCGAACGCCGAAAACGCCCAGTCCACCTCGCCGGACCGGATCAGCCTGTAAGGCGGATAATCGCCGTGAACCATATAGAGAACGTCGGCGCTTTGGGCGTAGCTCACAGAGGCGACGTCGGAAACATCATACGGGGATTCGATTTCGTAGGCCTCGCCGTCGATCTGGACCTGTCCGTCAAGCGCAAAAAAGCGGCAATAGCGATCGCCCTGTTCAACGACATAGGCTTCCGTTTCGTTGAACGCGAACGGGAACAGGCGGGCAATGTCCGAGCTATCCTTGATCTCCGCTACAAAGACTGTTCCGGACCGGCGCCGGATGCCGCCCTGCCGCAGGACATAGAAGTTTTCACACTTCGCGAGCCCCATGGCGTAATGATCGGTGTCGATGCGTCCATGCAGCGCCGGCGACAGCTCGCCGCGCGTAAAGGTCGCCTGAATGGGATAGACAGTCATTGCGTCTACCCTCGAACCGCTATCACGTCGTTGGTGTCCGCGCGCTCGGTCATTCCCTGCATACCATCGATCCGCCGTCCGCGTTTGAGTTCCTGCTCGAAACGGTCTGCGGCAAGTTGCGCGAAGCTCGCCTTGCCGGTAATCGCATGGGCGAGGTTCGCGGCCAGAAATGCGGCGAACGCTGTTGTGGCGACAGGCGACCAGAGCCCGATCTGGCTGACGCGCTTGATGTAGCGGCATTTGAGCGGCGGCGCGGCGTCCGTCAGAATGTTCCCGTTTTCGATTTCGTGCGCAATCGTTCCTCCATTGAACAGTCCCTCTTCGCGCAGCGGCAAGACGCGCAGACAATCGCCCGGAAGCGGATAGCTGTAGTCCCAGCCGAAAAAGGGTTCGTCCGCGCTGGCCGCCAGTTCCGTCCGCGCAATGGCGAAGTTCCAGGGATGCGCTGCGAGAAATGAATCCCGCAACGCATCGAAGTTTCTCTTGAACCGGCGCGCATTCGGCTCGTCATCGTCGATGGACCCGATCGGCCCCTCGTGCAGCATGTCCAGCGCCATGTTGCACACGCCGGTTTCCGTCATCGCGGACGTCATGCAATTTCTCCCGACACGGCGCTCGTGGAGCTGCTTCCGGACTTGCTTCCCGCAGGTGCTTGCCTACGGTTTGCGCGGCCGATGGCGACCACTTGTTCCGCAAGCTCCCGGCGTTTCACAGCCGCGGCGTCGTCGGTTTTGACCAGGTGGGTCAGTCCATCGGCGCCGGCCGCAAGCCTCGCCAGATGGTCGCGTCGAACGATTTCGGCACCATTGCGGAGCCGTTTGGCTTTCGTCATCTCGATCTCCTGAAAAAGAAAACGGGGGCGATCGCCCCCGTTGCTGAGCCGCTTAGCCGGCGTTGACGTCAAGCTGCGCGAGCTTGATGTTCTTTCGGTCGTAGACACGGTCCCAGTTTGTCGCGAGAACCAGTTCGGATTCGGTCGGGGAAATCCCCGAACAGGAAGCGTCCGTCCACTTCACGCCGCGCGGATGCAGCACGCAATGCCGCCGCGTGACCATATTGGTCTGGCCGCCGCCATTGCCCTTCAGCGGAGACCGGTCATATTCCAGCGCCTGGTCCGCATCCAGAGAAGCCGACGCATAGGCGAATGCGCCGCGCCCGAACAGGTAGCAGGTGTACTTGTCGGAGTTTGTCCCCGAGGTCACCGGCATCTGGTCGTCGATGATCACGAGCCGTCCCTTGTAGTAGGGAATATCCTTCTCAAGCTTGGAGTCCTGGACGTAGTCGATATCGTCATTGTCCTGGACCGACAGGAAAACCGACGAGTGCATGGCGATCGCCACGACGTCGCCGAGGCGGTCTCCCATTGTCTGGCATGCCCTGTCGAAAGCCGATCGCGAGAAACGGTTGGCGGCGGTCGGTGACGCGATATCCTGATAGACGGAGAAGATCATGTCGGAGTCGTCGTTGGCGGCGTTGTCTGCAAACAGACCCTGACAGGATGCGATGAGCATTGTCTGTTCTGCTCCCATCCAGTCTTCCGCCAGATGCTGCAGCACATGTCCCGCCGGATCTTTTCGGTGTCCACTCGCCATGATTCCTGCAATGTCCATGTGCGAATAGGCCTTCGCCCAATAGTGCTTGACGGCCTGGTCCTTGCTGGCCGTCACCTTCCTGGGCGTGATTTCCACCGTTTCGTCGTCGGAAACGATGTCGGGCGCAGTGCGCGAAAGGTAGTCCCAGAAGGGCATGTTTATCAGGCGTCCGCCGGCGTTCAATTGCGACTGGACTTCCTGCGGCGGCGTTTCAAGTATGCCGGACCGGACGAACAGGTTTCGCTCCGGGAACTCCTCCTTCATGTAGCCGAGATAAACCTCGGGCGTGATGATGTCTGACTGATGG